TGGCGCTTCCATCGGAACCCTGACGCTGGCGATCTCTAACACCGGTGTGGGCAGCGGCATTGTTGCGCCCTTCCATGAGATACCAATCACAACCCCTCAGACAATTTACTACGTGGACTCAGCTAGCACCGGGACCATCAACTTTGCTGTCGCTCTTTCCGAATACACCTTTTAAGGAGTTAAAATGACTATTGCATATGTTCAATTTTCTGACGAAACAGAAACTAAGATCGTTTCGGTTTTCGGTGGCCCCCAAGACCCTAATGTATATCCGAATCAGGGAGAGGTTGAGGATACCGACCAGCGCTACTTGGATTACTTCAATCCGCCAGTAGATATTGTCGCGGTTAATACGGCCACACAAGCCGCCCTGTCCGCCGCCGCGTCCATAGCAATGACGCCTTTGTTTGTGTCGCTACAGCTTGGCGATGCGACCGATGCTGAAACTGTTAAGGCTAAGGCGTGGCAGCAGTATTACCGCGACCTTAACCTGGTGGATATCACCGTTGCTGACCCGGTGTGGCCGGTATTGCCTGAGTAACACCGCAAACAAATAAACCGCCTTCGGGCGGTTTTTGTGCCTGGAGAAAACATGCCAATCACCCAGCAGCAACTGCTGAATATCCTCCCGAACGCCGGCCAAGTTGCCGGCGTTTTTGTACCCGCGCTCAACACGGCCATGGACAAGTACCAAATCATCACGCCGAAGCGGATCGCGGCCTTTCTGGCGCAGGTCGGCCATGAGTCGGCGCAACTGACTCGGCTGGTCGAGAACCTGAACTACGGCGCACCTGGCCTGATGGCGACTTGGCCGAGCCGGTTCACTACAGCGCTGGCCGCCCAAGTCGCGCACCAGCCTGAGCAGATCGCGAACATCGCCTACGCCTCGCGCATGGGTAATGGTCCGGCAGCCACCGGCGACGGCTGGAAGTTCAAGGGGCGCGGCCTGATACAGGTAACTGGCTGGACGAATTATCAGGCGTGCGGCGCCGCTCTTGGCGTTGACCTGCTCAATCACCCGGAGCTGCTCGAGCAGCCAATCTATGCCGCGCTGTCTGCTGCTTGGTACTGGTCAATCAATGGGCTGAATGGACTGGCTGACGCCGGTGCATTCACGGCGATCACGCAGAAGATCAATGGCGGACAGAATGGCGCAGCTGACCGGCTCGCCATCTATAACAAGGCGCTGGAGGTGCTGGCATGACATCAATCTACACAAAGGCTGGCGGCTTCCTGCTGTCCATCCTGCTGATCTTCGGCGCACTGTTCGGCGCCTATCACCACGGAGAGACGGTCAAGGGTGGCGAGTGGCAGGCCAAGTGGGATGACCGCAATACCCGCGACGAAGCCGCTGCGCTGACCAACGAAACCGCCGAGCGCGACAAAGAACAGGCCCGCCAACACTCAATCAATAAGGCAATCGAAGATGGACAACAAAGGATCGACAGTGCGACCTATATTGCTGCTGACGCTAATGCTCGCGCTATCAGCCTGCACGATGCAGCCGACAAGCTTGCCAGTCGCCTCGCAGCCAGTGAAGCCAGCGGCAATTCCTGCGCTACCGCCGCAAGCAAGGCAGCTGCCCGCGCCGCAATGGTGCTTGCCGACGTGCTCAAGCGCTCTGATCAGAGATCGGGCGATCTGGCAGGATATGCTGACCAAAGCCATGCGCGTGGAGTGACGTGCGAGCAGGCGTTTGACGGGCTGGGTAAATAAAGAAGGGATTGCGTTCGGTCGGCAGGACGCCGGGGGAGGGAGGTTGCTGAAATGTTGCTGAGAGATGCACGATTCGACATGAATCCACATCAACTTTCAGCAACATTCAAACTCCAGATACAGAAAGACCCGCGCTGGGCGGGCCTTTCGGTGCTTCGTTTGGTGGAGCCGGGGGGATTTGAACCCCCGGTCTAGCCTTGAATTCATTGGCCTGTAGCGTTGCTGTCGCTGAAATGCTGCTGAAGGTGCTTTTTCAGCTACCCCTTTTCGAGATGTGCGAGAGGGAGTTGAACCGGCGTCCCGGTTGGGAGTTGAACCGATGTCCCGAACATTTCAGCGGCCTTACTTCCAGACATATCGTTCTCGCTTGGAATCCATCGGCCATATACGCGAGCAATCATTGTCCAGTCGGTATGTCCCATTTGCTTTGCAACCCACATTGGATGCTCGCCCGCCGACAGCATCATCGATGCATAGGTGTGTCGAGTCTGGTAAGGGTTGCGGTAGCGAACCTTTGCCCGCCTGAGCGTCGGTATCCAGAAGCTCTTTCTGATGGCCTGATCGCCGTCAAATGGCTTGCTGTACCTCGGGTCGTGGAAAATCGTCGCACCTACTATATAGGTGTGTGTCTTCTGAGCCGTCAGTGCATCGAGCGCCATTGGCAATAGCTTTACGCTTCGAATCCCTGCCGCCGTTTTCGGCACCTCTGCTTCCTTGGCCGCCTTGGTCAGTCCTCGCGATATTCGAACTTCCCCTCGCAACCAATCAACATCCCCCCACTCAAGCGCTACCAACTCACTTGTCCGCAGTCCGGTCCAGAATGCAAATTGCAGTAGGTTTCGATATTGGCCGGCAGCGCTCGCCAAAATCAGCCGCTGCTCTTCTGGTGAAAACGGATCGATGTCGTCCTCAGCCCTAGGCTTACCCTTCACTGAGTACGTCCACCCAGCCAGAGGGTTTGCTGCGATCAACTCTTCGTCCACAGCATCGCCCAAGGCTGACCGCAGACAGCTTTGGATATTCGACAGTCGCTTATTAGATGCATCGATCTTGGACATGGCCTCGCGAACCACTTTACGAGTGATCAGTGTCAGCGATAGATGGCCCATACTCGGCACCAGAACGCCCTTCACGATCTTGCTATAGCCGTCCAGCGTGCTTGCCTTGAGTATCTTCTGCTTTCGGCTCAACCATGTTTCGAGATAGGTCGATAGCGGGACCAGTCCGGTCTTATGACCGAGACGCTGACCCCTCGCTGACTTAGGGAAGGTAGCTGCATAATCGAACGTTCCGTTGTAGATGGCGGTTTCGATCTCAGCCTTATGCCGCTCGGCGCGCTTCAGATTAGCGGGGCTGGGCTCAAGTGGGATACGTTCGCGGCATTGCTCGCCTTCAAACATGAAACTGATTTCAATGCTACTTTTCGACGCCGCCCTGACGCCGCCGCGCTTTCCACCCATTCCGCATACCCTTCAACGTCTATCAATGGCTTTCTGTCAGGCGCATGTCGCCACACAAGGCCGTTTGGCCAAGTGCCGTCCTGAATTTTTGATCTGATCGCCGCCTCAGTGTAGCCACTTTCGACTGCGAACTGACTGATCGTCTTGTATTTGACCATACGCGTACTGCTCCATGCCGCGCTTGGCGGCAGAAGGTGGTGATGATTGGTTATCGAGAAATTCTCAGGATCGCAGTGGGATGCTTGACGCACGCCTCAAGGTATTTCGCCACGAACGGGACAAAGTGCTCGTACGTGCCCCAGCCATTTGGCGAATTGAATTGCTCGAAGTAGGTAGGGCGCTCAACCAGGTCATGCAACCCCTTGCGCAACCCTTCAGTGATATCCGCTGCGGTCGTGGCGCCGATCTCTTCTGGTCGCCACAAGTGCTTATAGATGCCTGCCTCTTCGGCCGTTGTGTTCAGGTTGTGGGTGATATTTGCGTCATAGACGCACTCGCCATCGGCGTAGAGGGATACATCAAGAGACATAGCTTTGCCTCGCCCGCCATTCACCGGCAGGCTGGTAGTTGAATTGGGGTTATGCGAATTCGGCAGGGATGCGAACGGTGTCGCCGAGTATCGCCGTGACAATTGCCCGGCAGGCCGCAATCACGCGAGTCTCTCCGGTCTGGCGTTCGAATGGATCGTTCTTCATATCGGCCAGCCAGTTGACGTGGGCGCCGCGCTCAATCCACACGCCGTACTTGGCGATCAGTTTCTCGCCGAGCCTGTCGTCGATCAGGCCAGAGCAGAAAGAAAGCTGGAGCTGACCGGTTTCTGGTTGATCAGCCCCTTCGATGGATTCGATTGCCCAGCCAAGTGCGGGCCCGGCCAGTTCGGCGGACTTAACTTTGATCATGTCCACGGCTCGTCCTTACCGCTATAGCGGCTGACTTTGAATTGGGGGATGGGTTACAGGTTTTGCGGGTGGAATACGGATGTACTCCTATACGGTTGGGGCTGCCGCTTTCAGTTCGGCTACCGCGTTTTGGCGCCAGTTGACTGGGTCTTTCAGGTAGAGACCGAGCATCCAGTAAATTGATACGGCTTGTTCGTCCTCGGCCTTCCTGGCGATCTCGTGGCCCATGCATCGCAGAGCCTGCGCGGTGTGGATACACTGGAAGCACATCTGCCCGAGGATCCAGCGGAGGTCTGCGGTAAGCTCCGGCACTAGGGGTTGCTCGGACAGCTTCGCCAGGGCCATGGTCACATTCGCAAAGCCCATGTCTCTGGCTTTTTGCCAAACCTCATCGTACAACTCGGCTTTGTACTTCTGATCCTCAAGCACCCGGTCAGCCTTCGCAGCCGCCAGGATCTTCAGGCAACGCTTGCAGGTGACCTGGTCCTTATAGGGCGTCATCTCAGGATCGCCAATGTCTGTCCCGCAAAACAGCGTGTCAGGATGGTCTTGGTCAGCCTCGGTGCCGCCGTCCCAATCATCGTAATGAATGGCGCGCTTGCTCATATAGCCTCCCTCGTTACCAGATCATGGGCATTCACAACCGGCATGCCGAGTTCACGGGCGATATGCACTTCGAGACGAGCGCCCTTTGAGTTTTCCCATCCAGGCAAGACTGCCACAATTCCGCACAGGCCCAGGCGCGTCAGGTCGTAGGCCATGTAGTCGCACCATTCGACGTCATCGACGACACCGTGCTGTGCCGGGTTTTCGACGACGTAGCCGATAGCCCGCAGATCTACGGCCATCTTGTTGAAGGCTGGGAAGTTGAAGTCTTCGAAGCCTGTCATCGGACCGGCCAGGTACAGGCGGTTTGCGCGGGTAATCCAGCGCGTTACGTCAGGCTCCGCAATGGCCTTGATCCGATCAATTGCACGGTCAATTGGCGCCTGAATGAGCGGTGGCGGTGGCTCGTTTACTGGCGGAACAAGTCCGGTGACAGTCGAGATCATGCCTATCAGCGACTCGGTTACGACGGTGCGGATGTTTTCTGCGGGCATGGGGCGTCCTATACCGGGTCATGCCCGGGCGGTGGAGTGGGAAATAGTTAGGTTAACTGTAAGGGCTGGGCGTTATTTGGCGAAGAATGCGCTGGCCGATCCAGCGAACGACGGGTACGGCTTTGGAGTTGCCGATCGCCTTGTAGCGAGGTCCGTCCGGGCATTCGCCTGGCTCTTTGCCGCGCCAAGGTATTCGCGTGTAGTCGTCGGGAAAGCCCTGGAGGCGCTCGCATTCGCGTGGTGTAAGTCGTCGAACCTGCGACGGAATCAGTAGCGCTGGCGGAGGGCTGCATGCATCCAGCGATGCCGTGTATTCCTCATAGAGCTTCCCTGCGCCACACGCTGATGTGTGATGCAGTTTTGTAGAGTAGGCGGTCACAATCGGCTGTCCGCGCCCTGTTCCGTCCTCGCTTCCATCGAAGCCTTCAGCTTTCAGCGTATGCGTAATGTCGCCGGTTATGCATACGGCGACCTGTCCACCTGCATTTGCATGACTGCCAGCGTGATTCATTGCCCGAAGCGTCGGCGATATCGCCCCGGCGTCTGCGCCATGGTCCTTGCACGAGAAGGCCAGGACTGCATTTTCCTGACCGGAGTTTCGGCCCAGCGCAAAGGCGAGCGACTCACTGACTCCTGGGTCTTGCGTGCCATGCACGACGAGCAGTCCAGCCTCGGCGTCCTGATTAGTTGAGCTGCCCGCCGCCTTGCCGTTGGCGTTAAGCGTTCCAACAATCAAATGCCCGGCCTGAGCCTGATTGTCATCAGCACCACAAGTCCCGACACCGCAGGCAGTCAGCGCCGATACCGGCTGCACAAAGAACGTCTCGCTATCGAAGTCGAGCCGCGCATCCTTGGCGGTCAGTGTTCCGGAGCGCTCGATTGAACTGCCGTTACCTGAGCCAAACGCCGGTATTCCGCCAAACATGCTGACTGCGGGGCCTTCTTCGCCCTCGCAATTCATGCAGCCGTAAGCGCCAAGCTCTTCGCCAAAGACGTTTCCGCATCCGCACTGGAACGCAGGGCCGAAAGGAGCTGTTCCGGTAACGTCCGCCCCCTCGCCTCGGCGCGGCGTAGAATCCCGGCGCACGCCTTCTCGCTCAAAAAGTACCTCGACGGGATCGAACCCTCTTCGAGCACTTGCGACAACGAACACACGGCGGCGTCGTTGGGCCAGGCCGAAATATTGGGCGTCCAAGATCCGCCATGCGATTGTTCTTTTGGGTCCATACACACAACCAGCGTCTGCCCATCTTTTCCCTGAAGGCTGCAGTTCGCAGTCTTCCCCAGCAAGCGCACCAAGAAAGCATCCGAAGGCGTTGCCTTTATCGGAAAGGACGCCGGGGACGTTTTCCCAAACGACGATGGTTTCGTCATCACCGCGGGCGATTCGAACATGGTCAACTGCATCTGCAAGCTCCACATATTTGATGGTTAAGGCGCCACGGGGATCAAGCATCCCTTGGCGCATACCGGCAACACTGAATGCCTGGCATGGCGTCCCGCCGACCAGTACATCTGGCGCTGGTATTTTTCCAGCCAGCACCAGGGCAGCAAGCTTCGTCATGTCGCCAAGGTTCGGCGTGTTCGGGTAGTGATGCGCAAGAACCGCCGAAGGGAATGGTTCAATCTCTGCGTACCAGGCGGCGCGAAACCCGATTGGGTGCCATGCCGCCGTTGCAGCTTCTATGCCGCTGCAAATGCTTCCGTAGGTGGTCATGGCAGATCTCAGTCAGGCGCCGCCCTCCAATGACTGGATGCGACAAAAATAAAGGGGGGGGGGTTAAGCGGGTATAGCGACAGGCAGTGCGAGTGCTTGCTGTACCGCTTCGACGACGCGGCGCAGGTACGTGAATTCGTGGTTTTCTTCTACAGCCTTGCCATCGAGCGGGTAATGCCACTCCTCGCCGAACAGTTCGGTCAGTAGCTTGCTGTGATGCCAGCACTCGTTTTGGCTCTCGATGCTGCGCAGAACATCGATGTCATTCCAGAGCTCGTAGGCTTCGTCTTTGCTCAGTTCGCCCAGCTCCCAGTCGTGGCGTCCGGTCTGCTGCCGGCGGCGCTGGACGATGCACTTTTTAGCGAAGGTATGGAGCGCGTCACCGCTGAATCGCGTGCTGCTGATCCCTCGATCCAGGCAGTTCAAGACGTAGTCCCAGCCGCATTTGACGACGAACTCTGAAACAGTGCGCGGCCCCATGCCGACCCAGTAAGCGCTCCAGCTCTTATCCCAGCAGTTGATCGTAATCTTGCCCTGAGCGGTCTGATAGCCTGGATTGTCTTCGGTGGGGCAGTCGCGGCGCCCGAAGTCTTCTAGGAAAACCGTGATAGCGTCCAATCTCGGCACGTCAGTTATCACGACCTTGGTCACGGTCGATGTTTCGACTTTCATGGGGGTGTCCTTATTCGCTACAGATGCGCAGTGATTCGCGCTGATAGGCGAGTGTCAATTTTGCCGACACGTTTTCGGATATCGCGTATTCGTGTCGCGGAGGAGTAAGCAGCGGCTCGGACTTTTGAGGGCCTAACGCATGTAGATGGTGAATCATCAGCGTAATAGCCTCGCCTTGCTCCTCGATGCCTGCCCACTACATCAGCTCAGCCAGTGCCTGCCGTGTTCCGGCCATGCAATGCAGCCTGATTTCCTCCTCGCCACGCGCCTTTCGCCTCGCTGCCGTATTGGCTGAGCGAGCCTTTCCTTCTACTGCCATTTCAAGCCACCATCCGGGCTGATTCCGTCTTTCCCACATAGCTGTCAACTGCGCCCCAGATGATGCTGTGCGGTGCACTCGACTTGGCCGATAAGATGACGATTTGCTTGATTCCGGGATTCCATGTTCTGGCTGCAATTCGCTGCATGGCTGCCCGAAGCGTTCCGGCTGACTTATGGATTTGCGCAGCCAGGGCCAGAGCCAAGAATGCATCCAGATCAACCAGCGGCTTACACCCGGCTCGCCACCACAAATGCGCCTTACCGATGGGCGCACGCTCACGAACTGCCTTTCCTTCCAGCTCAAGCCCAGCAAGGTCGGCGCGAACAGCTTTTTCGCTCATCCCTGTCGCATCGGCCAGCAGCTTTGCTGTCATTCCTTCTGGATGGGTCAGGTGTCGCCATATTGGAGTCATGGGGTATCTCCTTGCTCAGATCTGCATGCGCGACTCGGCGCCGCGCTGCTGTGAGTTTGTATTTCGGCCTCACTTCTTGAATCCGTTCACGGCCTTCGGATAATCAATTTCGTAGTCGGCCAGCAGGCGCAGGAACTGGGTATTGCTGATAACCATCTGCTTTGCTGCCTGGGCCCGCGTTAGGCCGATTTCCTTAAATGCCAGAATGCGTTCGATCCGCACTGCATCCTGAGAACGATCCGTGCGTTCTTTCTGCGCCGAGATCATCTGTTCCCGGCCGGACTTGAAGGTAAATCCGTGCTTTTCGCCGAGGGAGAACAACCGCTTGCGAGTGATGCCGAGGGCCTGAGTGATATCCCTCTGCGTCATGGTCTTCGCCATCTCGCGAACCTTGTCGACAAACGCCTCTTTCTCCTTGGCTGCCTTTCGCAATGCCAAGAATCGGTCGTTCTCTGCTGGATGCTCCGTGTTGATCACCGGAATCACCGACGCCAACTCCTTTGGCTTGATGACTACCTGCGGAGCGATAAATATTTCGCCTCCGCTCTCCAGGAAGCGCAGGGTCTGTGCATTGATTTCTTCTGATCTTGGTCGCAGGGCGGCAACCATTCCTAGATGATTACTGATCATGCTGCCGCCTTTGCCAGGATCACCCCGGCCATGCTGAATGTTGAGCCTTGCGCCGCAACCAGAGCGTCTAGGTTTTCCCAGTTAACTGTCAGGACCGATGTCGGAGCATCGCCAGCGGCAACGGCTCTAATCAGGGCCTCAAGGTCTGTTACTTCAGCTTGATAGCTGACCGGCTTAGCTGCGGGCTTTGTAGTCTGCACGGCTTGAACTGGCGCAGACTTGACCGCCACAGGCTCAACCCGGGCAGGCTCGACCACCGCAACCGGCTCTGGCTTGATTGCCGCCAGGCGCTCGGCCTCCTGCTCGTCAGCAATGCGCTTCAGCTCCTGATTTCGGATCAATACCCGCTGAGCCTCGGCTTTCACCTCTTCCGCTTTCTGGTGCTCGGTGATCCGAACCTTGATCAGCGAGACCAGATCATCATTTGCCTTCAAGACCAGTTGCTGGACGTCATTGAATAGGAAGACGTAATCGGCAGCCAGTTCGGCCAGGCTCGACAAGTTGAGGCGAATACAGTCTGCCGATTGGCTTGCATCGATCTTCGCCCTGGCCAGCTCGGTATCAACCGCATCCTGCAAGCTCGCAATCGTGCGCTTATTCTTCATGGCGCCATTGAAGTCGGACACAGCCGCAGGAAGAACAATTCGACCTAAAGTCTTGTTGATTGCCGCGACGTGATCGGCCAGCGCCTGTTCGGCCTTATTCTTGATATTGACCTTTACCTGCAGCTCTTGTGCCTTTACCAGCTTGTCGACCTTTAGGCGAGTTTCGCGGGCATGAGCACTGACGCGATCAAAGGAGCGAAACAGGTCTTCGATAGATTCTGTTTGTGACAGCGCCTGCTTTTTAGCGGTTGTTATGGCCTCTTCGACATCGGCGCACCACTTCACAGCCTTCTTTGCATCAGCAAAGTCTTGGTCAGTTTCCAGTGTGGTTTTCACCGCGTCGATGACCGCCAATGCCGATTGTTCGAACAGCTTCAAGTTGCTGGCGGTAACCATGCCGGTCAACTCAATGCGCAGCACTGGAAGCTCGTCAGGCGCCTTGCCGACAACGATGGACGGGGGCTCTTCCGCCTCGAAGTTAGCCAGATCGGTTTCGAACTGAGCCCAGCCCGCTAACAACTGTTCTGCGCGCCCGGCGACAGGCCGGTATTCCATCGACACGAAGTTCTCGCTAGTGCCGTCGGAGCAAACAAAGATCACTCGCTCGGCGCCGCTCACCAGCAACTGCTGCTCAAGCTGCCAGTAGTAGTGGGGTGCCAAGTCTTCGGCGCGCACCTGGGCGACAAGAGATTCGTTCCAGAGCTTATGCTCGAACAGTGTCTCGCCCGCCATTGTGGCGCCGTCCATTGATGCCAGTAGATTTCCCTTGCTGCCAACAACCGGATAAAGCTCTTCGCCGATCATAGCCTCAACCAGAGGGCGCGCCGCCGCTTCCGAAGAGTGACCCTTGTCGAAGATGTATTGCTGTGATGGCGTCACATCCTGGCTGATTCCGGTCTTCTTCAGTGCCAGCAATTCGGTACGTGTTTGGTACTTCGAGACACCCTTCATTGCCGGTGCTTCGGATGCGGTGAAGAATTTTGAGCGAAGAGCAAGCCATTCAGGGCTGCCCTGGGTTTCGGTATGAATCTTCATGGTTGCACTTCCTCAAAATCGGCGTCCGGGATATCAATCGGCGCAAGGGATAGGATTTGTTCGCGCTGCTCATTGGTGAGTGCGCCTTTCTCTTTGGCGCCGCTATCAACGGTAGCCAAAACGTCATCGGCGGTTTTCTTGCCGGACAGGATCACGGCCTTCCACTTTGGAAAGTTCGCTGCAAAGCTCTCGGCTGGATACTCACCCGGCGCTTCTGGCTGTGACTTTGCCTGCGACACATCACGAATCAGTGGAGTGCTGTCTTCCAGCTCATCAGGGCTGTAGACGCCTAGAATTACGTCCGGGCAGTACAGGCGAGACCAGCGTTTAGTGGCCAGATAGGCGAGTTGCTGGCGCGGATCATCTGCCCACAAAGTGCTGTTGCGTGTTCGTGCCTGGGCAAGAAGTAACTCCAGGGTGCGAGGCTCATCTTCGCCACGGAAGGTAGCCCAGACACGAACGCCGAGACCGTCCTCGTCGGCCAGTTTCCAGCCAGGCTGGCGATACTCGCCCTTGTCGCCAGTCTTGATAACGAACTTGCCAATGACCTTGCTCCAGTCGCCGTACCACTCGTAGTGGAGGCGATCTAGCACGGGGGCGCAGGTGGTGATGACTGCATTCACCAGTTGGGCTTCATATCCGAGAACGCCGTTGACCAGATGCGTCTTCTGCGCAACAGCGAAGGGGTTCATCTTCCACTGCATGGACTGCATTACCACGGCAAGGCAGTCAGCCGAGTTACCGTAGAAATGCTTTGGCAGGGTGGCGCGACCCAGGGCCATGACTTCAGCCAGGCGCATCATCTTGTCCAGGCTGTCACCGTCGAGCACCAGGCTACTTGTACTGGTCGCCGCATGAGGAAGGACGTGCAGATTTGATTCATGCACTACTGACGCAACGCTTTGTGCGGACATAGAAAATCCTCGCCGCGCCACGCGCAGCCTTGAAATATTCAGTTATTGGGTGATCAGATCAGCGGAGGCGTTGCTGGTCAGTCATAGCGCAGGCTGCTTGCGATAGCCTGCGTCGTAGATAACTTTCGCCAAGCTGATCCAGCAGTCTTTGCTTCGGTCGCGATGTCCGGTGGCAACATATGCAAGCTCGATCGCTGCCTCTTCCCGTTCATCTGCCTCGATCTGCTCTGCGGTTCGGATGGGGCGGAAATGACCTTCGATTAGCGAGTGATACTCAAAAGCAAAATCATTGCTGTAGGCGTACACAGCCGCACGACATCCGCCACCTATATCGTGATGAGCAACGATCTCGACTTTTTTTCCCGCATGACTTTTATAGCGTTCAATATCGACGGCGTGCTTATCGATACTGCTTTTAAGGCTGATCTCGCAAACCGTCCCGACTGGAGGCAAGCCTTCGCCATCCCACGTTACCGGCCGCGTAACCATATCGCTGCGTATCTGATTATTGATACGACCGTAGAGCGTCCACTTATCGCCAACAGCAAAATAATCCCAATCCCCCACGGTTAGGCTCGGCCTCATAAATCCAAGTTCAGCACTATCCCAATGCGTCGCGCCTTCCGGCGCCTCACTCCAGTCAACGCTCATGCTGCCCTCCGAACTTCAATTCGAATCTGCTTTTTCAGGTCAGACACAAACACAGCGCCGAGCGATTGAAGGAACTCGATAACCTCTTTGTGAGTTTTGCCGGTCATGCTCATCCGTACCTCCGCATCTTTTCCAATAGGGCCATCGTGTTGCGGGACTGGATAAACATCAGGCACTGGCCGTAGCGCTTATGCTCCAGGCAGTCGATGGCTTCGAGGGCGTAGGCCATCTCTACCGCCATGGACGTTTCCGAGTGCAGGCTTATGTCATCGCCGCCCGCAATCAACTTGTCGATCCGTGAGTCGATCATGCTCACTGCTGTGTCGTGCCGGCTCATGGCCTAACTCCTATTGGCGGGCAGATCGTTTCCATCTGCGCTATCGCTGATTTGATTCGGGCAGATCGGCCTACCAGCGCCTGGTCTGCGTTTCGCTTACACACAGCAGCCCACTCGGCATCGCCGCTCTCGTCTAGATCGTTGCTGCCAGATCGAGGCGAGTACCGCCACCATTCAACCCAGCCTGTATGCGCTGCATGGTTCATGACTGCCTCCTGAGGCGGTTATTCGGCGGGAGGGGCTGGCAGTGGTTGCCAGTGGGTGACGTTTGCGAGAGGGCGACCGTATGCAAGGTCGCCACCTTTGTAGTAACCGGACTTGTTCCAATCTCCGTGGCGCGTTTTATGCCGGTAATAGAACTCGGCCTTTTCTTCTGCAGGCCAAACCCAAACCGCTTGACCTTCAGGCGGCCTGTGTCTGGCTGCGATCCACTCGCTCATAACTCTCTCCATTCCTCAGTTACCAAATCCATTCGTCCAGCCCTCAGCCGCTCGCTGTCTGCCGTTGGGCGCAAGGGAAGGGTTGGACGGATAGATTCGAAATAGGTGCAAGCGCCGGAGCCGCCCGGTATGCATCTGGACTGACCACTGTTTAGTTGAGTAGTGGTCCCGGATAGGCTTGCGGTGGGGCGGGGGTGATGTAGATGCCCGGTGCTAGTCTCCGGGTTTGTTCAAGTGTCCGCCGAGTGCGCGGCCATCCGATTCCAACTCTTCGCGGTGCGGGATGGGGATGCGTCACACCTGCCTGACTTTTCAGGAGCCAATCAGCCTTGGCATTTCACCTACATCGGGGAATAATCTGGTGACTACTGCTGGCTTCTGTTTGCGGCTACCGGCGCCACACCGGCTATTTGTGCACTCAGCCACAGCGTTTTCATCCAGATCACTCCCCGATGCAGCCTGTCGAAACAGGTGATCGGTACTCTTGCCCATAGGGAGGTTATGCGGTGGCTTTGCGGATGGTCGCCTCAAAGCGCGTAGCCAGCTCAGCATTGACCTCGGCCTTAGCGGTACTTTCTTCGGTGCTCTTCTTTCCC